CATCTTTTTAACTAATGCTAGGAGCGCTAGATCAGAAGCCATAGCTTATTGCTCCTGTTGCGGTGCTTGCGGCTCTTGCGGTTGCTGTGGTTGTGCACCAGCACCGCCCATCTCCGTTAGCTGGCGGATCAGCTCTGCTTCAGCTTTGGCCTTAGCCATTTCGGCTTCGTTGTTTTGCTTGCCCCGCAGCTCTTGCTCTTTAATCAACAACTCCGCCATCTTCACACGGCGCTCAAAGTCTTTGTCTGCAACGCCGTCGTTGTTCTGGTCGCTGTACTTAAGCGTAAGCTCCGTAGGTGCAAGCTGCGTTTCCGTGTTGTACTTGTTGGCACGGGATTGCGACTCAGCGGCCTGTGCTTGGAGTAGCTGCACTTGGCCTTGAAGCACGGCCATCTGCGCTTGCTGCTGCGCCATAGCCATTTGCTGTGCTTCTGGGTTCGGCTGTGCGCCTGCCTCAATAGCAGCAATCAACTCGTCGCGGTTGGTGACGTTAAGGTGGTCGATGATGCCCTTGATAACAGCACCGTGCGCAGGCGACTGAGGCGGAACCATCTGCAGAATTTGTGCAAGCTGTGCCACTTCATACTCACGGGCCATAGCGCCAAGGGAGCTAAACGCCACAAACTTGTAATCCCGCACCGGATAGTTCTCCGGGTCAAACTGCATGTAGCGATGCGCTGCTTTCCGCACAAACGGAATAAGAAAGTTTTCTTGGAAGTTAACCAGCGTACGCTTTTGACGCTTGACAATAGCGCCTTGCGTCATGGACATACCGGCAGCAGTTACGTCATTCTGTACCATGCCAGCATTGGCTTCAGCAGCTCCCGTAGCTTGGCTAACCATCTGCTGTAGCTGTGCGCCTTGCGCAAAGGTTACTTGGTCAAGCTGTCCAAACTTAAAGGGCAGCAGCGCATCAGACGGAGAGCCGTTTGTCAGCAGCATACGCCCCGGCCTAACTTCAAGCTTGTGGCCTCGCGGAATGCGCGTTGCGTCCACGGCCATCATGGGATGCGTAGTAAGGGCGAGGGCGTCGATGCGTGCACGAAGCTCGGCGTCCAGCGCTTTTTGTGACATATAAGCTTTTTCGCATACACCACGACCCCAAAACATGCTCGGCACAATATCCCACTGGAACGCCACGACAGGACGATCTTGGCACATGTACGGAGATGGGATGGCTTTGAGCAGCGTGCCTTCGTTTGCAATAACAATCACAGCTTCAACGTAGCTGCCCTTCTCAGCAATCTCGTCTTCCGACACGCCTTCTGCTAGTAGTAAGTCACGCGGCACTTTGCCGTAGTATTTGGTAAGCCGTACGCGATCTTGAGCGTGCGTATCAATGTACGGATCGGGCTCAATCTCTTCATCTGCTGCTGCCGTGCCAACGTACACATCGTCACGATACACACCAGACTCTTGCAGCTCTTGGACAATATGCTTAGATACATACTCATCAATAGCGCAGCCAAGCGCTGAGTCAATTGACGTAGCATTTGGATCAATAAGGAAGTTACGCGGTTGCACAGGGTTTAGCTTAACAATGGGGCGATACGTTTCTTCAACGCCTACTTCTTGCATATCGCCATCCATAATGGGACGCGTAGCAGGCTTATACTCTTTTAGCTCTTCAACAACTACTTCGCCAATGCCCGTACCAAACACAGCAGCGTTAACCAATACTTCAGCTACAGAGGAGCGAATGCGGGCCAAGCTAAAGTCTTCGTGTAGCTTAGTGCGTAGGTAAGTAATGTCGCGTGGGTCTTGGTCGTTAAAGTCGTCTTTAATGTCAAAGAGCTTGCCACGACCAAACGTAGCTTCCTCAACCTCTGCAACGTTAGACTCTACCGCCTGAGCCGTAGCAGGGGCGATAAGCTTTGAGCGCTCAGAGCTACGCTCCACATCCTCAGCGGACCACTGGCTGCGGTAGATACGCATATACTCTTCGTGACGCTCAGCGTAATTACTTTCGTAAAAGTCACGCCATGTGTTACAGCGGCTAAGCACCCAATCGGCAAGGTCTTGCTCTGTGCCGAAGGTAGTGTCTTGCATAAAAATTGCTTCGCTCATTGTCTATCCTCTAGTAGCCCGCTACGGCGTCATAAGGTTCGTATTCGTCTTCAACATCTAAGTTAGACATGTACGGCACTACGGCCATCTGGTCTACGTAACTCAAGGCATCAAGCAAGTCGTCATGCACTAGCTGTGACGGGAACGCAGAGGCTTCATCCACTAGCGCCGTGTTCCAAGCGCCGTGCTTGAAGCGAATGCGCTTATGCTCTAAACGGCCCTGCAGTGCCCACAGAATACGGTCTTGCTTCTTTTGGTTGCCATGCGACAACAACTCTACACGGAACACACGTGCCGTACGGCGCATTAGGTCGCTGAGAGGCCCCATAACGGCCTGCTGAGCAATTCCTTTTTCGACCCCTACAGCAGGGGGCTTATACTCTTCAACAGCCTTGAATATCTTTTCTGCTGTCTCATCAAGCGTCCAACGCCCAAACTCTATATCTTCAACCCACCACACACCGTTCTCGTCTACAAACACAACAGCAATGGCACTATTGTCTCGCCGCTTCGTCTTGTTGCCTCTATCACTTTCAAAGCCTGCCAAGTCAACCGCGATGTAATAGTCTCCCGGCAGCTCTCGTGGCTTTGCGTCATAGTACATAAATTCATCAGCATCAAAGAACTCCGAGCCTTGAGCGTCAAAGCTAGCCATGTACTCTTGGTTGAAAGCCCAGCGAGGCAGTGTCGCTTCCGCATGGTCAATCTCTTTGCTATCAAGGAACGGATTGTTCCGTGACGTAAACTGCCACGCAGACCAATCGTCCCAGGCCCCGGAGTAGCCTCCCATCCACATATCGTAGAAATGGTTCCGGCCTTCAGGCGTTCCGATAAACAGCGCTTTGCCTTTGAGGTCTGACAGCGCCGGACGTAGGATGGCTTCCCACACGTCTTGTTTCATAAACGCCAACTCGTCCATGACCAAATACTTCAAGGACACACCCCGCAGGGTGTCGGGGCGGTCAGCACCTTTTAAGTATATGGTGTTGCCGCCAGCCAAAGTGATCGTGAGGTTGTTAATGTTGCTTCCTTCAACGATCTCTCCAGCTAACTCAAATATCTTTTCCCACAGAATGTCACGCGCCATGCCCTGCGTTGGTGCAACGTAAAACACTTTTCCCGGCTGGCCGTTAAGGGCCGCTACGATTAGCGACACGGCAGCAAGATGCGACTTGCCGCAGCGCCGCCCAGCAGCTACAACCTTAAAGCGACTACCATCCTCGTAGACTTCTTGCTGCCACGGGATTAGCGATAGGTCTATGTTAGCCATCTAGGCTGGTTGTTCCTCAGCATACTTACGCATTACGGCAGCATTGCGTTCCATGCGTTTCACTACGCCGTCGTCAGGATCTTTTTCTTTACGCTTCTTATACTCTGCATGGTTTAGGTACTCTTCTGCTGCCGCAGCATATTGTCCTTTAGATAACAGCTTAGCGGTCTTAGGGCCTAGGTCGCCACGGTACACAGCAGACAGTACGGCATTCTTAAGGTCTTGCGGCATAGTGGTATAGCCTTTAACCTTACGCGCTGCCCTTTCTTCATACTTAGGATACACTTCCGTAAAGAAGTTTTTCCCTTTATTTTCTGCCGTAGCGCCTACCCCTTCTGTTTCTACACCAACATCATCTTCATATACTTCAGGCACAAAGCCTTCTTCTTCAATAAGATGAATCATTCCCGGCTTAAGCGGTCCTTTATAGTTGTAGTACTTAGCGGCTTCGTTGATTTGCTTTGCTAATATACTATTCATCTTCAACTTCTCCGCTTGTTCCGTCAATCGTAACGCTTCCGCCCGACGGAGCGCCAATTCCGCTGATATTGATAGACACCTGTGCCTGCTGTTTACCGTCCGAAGTAAAGCCCGCCACGGGCATAAGACGATCCGCCAACAACTTAAGAGCAACTGCTTGCTGTTTATGCTCATCATCAAATGCAATCTCAAACATCTTCTCAATTAACGCAGGCGACTTAGGATTTAGCAAAAGCCGTGCCCTAAAGTCCTTTAACGCAGCGGCCTGTTGTCTTTTACTCAAATCCTTAGTAGATTGTAGGGCTGCTTTGGAGGGGCGTCCGCGTTTTGTTACGGGCTTATCCACCATGTAGCGCTCCTA